ATAGCGGCCGCTCCTCAAAAACAGCTTATTATATTCTTGGAGTGGACGTTGGACGTTTTGATTGTGCTACTGAGGTACTTGTTTTTAAAGTAACTCCTCAGCCGCAAGGTCCTGCAATTAAGTCGCTTGTCAATATTTATACTTTAACTGCAGAACATTTTGAAGATCAAGCAATTAAATTAAAGAAACTGTTTTTTAAATATCGTGCGAAGTGTATTGCTATTGATGCCAATGGTATTGGTGCGGGTTTAGTTGAGTATCTTGTAAAAGCTCAAACTGACCCAGATACAAATGAATACTTACCACCTTTTGGTGTTGAGAATGATGAAGAGGGTAGATACAAGAACTTTAGAACTCCAGATATGGAAGAAGATGCATTATTCTTAATCAAAGCAAATGCGCCAATGAATACAGAAATGTATGCCTACGCAAAAGTACAAATGATTAATGGTAAGATTAAACTATTAATTGATGAGTCTCAAGCAAAAGCAACTTTGATGTCTACAAAGGCGGGGCAGGCGATGAGTATCGCACAACGTAATGACTATTTAAGACCTTACGTTTTAACAACTGTTTTAAGAGAACAATTACTTAATCTTGCGCAAGAGAATGAAGGATTAAATATTATTCTTAAACAGGTATCTAAGACAATCAAAAAAGATAAATTCTCTGCTTTTATATATGGGCTTTACTATATTAAAAAGTACGAAGATTCAAAACATAAACGAAAGAAAATTAAATTTTCTGATTATATGTTCTATACATAAAATTGGACAAAAATAAGCATTTCTCTTTCTCTTGTTTTTAAATATGAGAGAAAGAGAATTTGCATAAAAGAAAGGGTGATAAATATGAGGGCTTCAAGGGCAGAAATAAAAATAGAAGATATATTAAAATTTTCAGATTTAAATTTTCAAGAAGAATATAGTTTTCCAGATTTAGTTTCAAATAATGGACGTCCTCTTCGATAGCTTTGATTTTGCAATTTTTGATGACGATGGAAATCTTGACTTTCTATTGGAGTATCAAGGTATTCAACATTTTGAGCCCAAAAGCAAATTCGGTGGAATTTCTGGTTTGCGCAAGCAGCAATATAATGATAATATGAAGAGACGATATTGTGAAAAACACAATATTACTCTTGTGGAAATTCCCTATACAGAGGAAAACCTTATTAGTTACGATTATATAATGAAAGCCGCGGGCTACTAAAGGGGTGAAAAAATGGACGAAAAAATAGTTGACTATAAAATAGAAAGACAAAAGTATATTCACGATAAAAGTTTTGATTTCTTTGAGCCGACAGATAGGTTTGAAAATATAAATAAGCCTATCACATTTGGCAATATAAAAGTTGGTCCAAAACTTCTTGAGGACGCTGTCGTTGATTTAAATTACTTCAAAAAATTTAATGCACGCCTTGGTGATAAACGTACGATTATGCGGGCACTAAACGATGGTGACTATATTACAATGAGAGAAGTTTCTGATTTTTTCTTTAGAACAAGCGGTATTTATGCACGGCTGTGCAGATATCTTGCTTTTTTATATAGATATGATTGGATTATCACACCGCACGTTGTACAAGCGGGCGCAGAAACAGATACAGAAAAAATTGTAGATAAATTTTATAAAGCACAAAATCGTTTTGAAAATTTTGGGGTTAAAACTTTTTGTCAAGAAGTTGCTTTAAAAGTTGTAAAGCACGGATGTTATTATGGATATATAGTTGAGAATGGCAACACTGCGAGTGTGCAAGAATTACCTCCTAATTACTGTCGTAGCCGCTATAAAGTCAATGAGAAACCTGCTATTGAGTTCAATATGAAATTTTTTGATGAACAGTTTAGAACACTGGAACTTCGCTTAAAAGTATTAAAACTTTTTCCTAAAGAGTTTAGAAAAGGGTATAAACTTTACAAAGAAGGCAAACTTAAAGATGAGATGGGCGATGGTAGTGGATGGTACTTATTAGATATAAATAATGCTATTAAATTTAATCTTAATGGAGAAGATATGCCAGCTATGGCATCTGTTATTCCTGCAATTATAGACTTGACTGCCGCGCAAGAATTAGATAAACAAAAAGCTGCACAGCAATTATTAAAAATTATTATTCAGAAATTGCCGCTCAATAAAGACGGTGAAATGATTTTTGATCCTGATGAAGGTAGAGACATACATAATAATGCAGTCAGAATGCTTGGTAATGCTATTGGTATTAATGTATTAACCACTTTTGCAGATGTCGAAGTTGCAGATACAGATTCTACTGCTGCGCAAACAGCAACAGACGAGCTTGAAAGAAGAGAGCGAACTGTTTATAATGAGGCGGGTATATCTCAAATGCAATTTAATACAGATGGTAATCTTGCTCTTGAGAAGAGTATTTTAAATGATGAAGCTATGATGTATAATCTGGTTTTACAATTGCAGAAATTTTTAAATATTTTATTAAAGCCTTATAACAAAGTTCCAAGACGATTAAATTTGATTGCGGAAATATTGCCAACTACAATTTATAACTATAAAGATATGGCAAAACAGTATAAAGATATGGCTACTATGGGCTTTTCAAAAATGGCGCCAATGGTTGCTATGGGCCAATCTCAAGCAAACATACTTGCTTCTGTCTATTTTGAGAACCAAGTTCTGCAACTTTATAATATTTTAATACCGCCACTTAATACAAACGTTATGAATGGTGATACTCTATTGAATCTTGGACAGAGTGGAGACCCCAAGGGCAAAGAAGTTAATTTGACGCAGCCGCAAGAAGAGAAAGGCGAAGCTGGTCGCCCAGAAAAAGCTGATGATGAAAAAAGTGAAAAAACTATAATGAACAGAGAAAGTATGAGTTAATTTTTTTTGGGCATACTTTATTAACATACTTTTGAATACTTTAAAATACAATAGATAAATTTTTAAGGGGAGGACTTAGTTATGCATAAGTCTATTGCTACTATTAAGTCTCCAGAATTTATTAATCTTCAACCTCTTGAAATAAACCCTTTAATGAGTGCTTGTGAAATCAAAGTTTTATATGTAGGTCAAAATCGAAACCAAAGTGCAATTACAAAAGAAGTTGCAACCAATATGGCTAAAACATTGCGCGGTGCTCCGATTGTTGGCTACTATAAAGCTGATAGTGAAGATTTTGCCGATCATGGTGACCAAGTAGTAATTGATGGCGATGGATTCCATTTTAATTGCTTAACTCGTCCTTATGGTTTTGTTGCACCAGATGCAAAGGTATGGTTTCAAGAATTTGATGATACCGATGATTTTGGAAATATTACAACAAGAGAGTATCTAATGACGACAGGTTTCCTTTGGACAGGGCAGTTTGAAGAGGCCCGCCGTGTTATAGAAAAAGGTAATAACCAATCTATGGAATTAGATGATAAGACTCTTGATGGGCATTGGAGTACAGATTCTCAGAAAGGTGTAGAGTTCTTTATTATAGACGATGCAACTTTTTCAAAGCTATGCTTATTAGGAGAAAATGTAGAGCCATGCTTTGAAGGAGCAAGTGTAACTGCTCCAAATATAAGTGCAGCATTTTCAAAAGATGAAAATGATTTTAAAGCTACTTTATATACTATGATGAAAGATTTAAAATTTGCTTTAGAAAGGAGAAGTGACACTATGGACAATGAAACAAAAGTTGATATTCAGGAAACAACAACAGAGTTTGAAGCTACAACAGAAACAGTAGCTGAAACAGTAGAAACAGTAGAAGAAACTGAATTTAAGAAAACTGAAGACGATGATAAGAAAGAAGCTCCTGCGGATGAAAAGAAAGAAGATTCTGGTTCTGATTCAGAGTCAACAGATAATAAGAAAGAAAATACATCTGCTGATACAAAAAAAGACGACGATGAGAAGAAAGACTTTAGTGCGGAGACGCCTGAAGCAGATACTCCCGCAGTTGATTATGAAAAAGAGTATAATACTCTAAAAAGTGAATATGCTCTTGTCGTAGAAGAATTAAAAGAATTACGTTCATTCAAGGCGCAGATAGAAGATGCTCAAAAAGACGAGTTAATTGGAAAATTCTATATGCTTGCTGATGAAGATAAAGCAGACGTAATTGCAAATAAAGAAAAGTACACTCTTGATGAAATTGAAGCAAAACTTTCAGTAATTTGTTTTAGAAAAAAGGTCAACTTTGATTTAGAAACAAATGATAAAAATGAAAGTAATACAGAGGACGATGTTGAAATAACAACATATAATCTTTCTGACGATGAGTGTCTAATGCCTGCTTGGATAAAAGAAGCACTGGCAAGACAAAATAAAACAGAATAATCTTAAAGGAGGAAAATATACAATGGCTGGTTTTAAAAGAATCGGATTTGGGCAGGTTGAGCCTAATCAGCTGTCTGCTATTAAGACAGGTCAAATTTATGCAAGCCTTCCACTTGATCCTACAGTAGACGTTCTACAAAATGGTCAGTTCATGTTTTATAACTATGCAAGAAATATGGTAACTGCAGATGGGACGATTGGAGATGGACAAGGCGCTGCAACAATGGCAGAGCCATACTTAGTATATAATGAAATTAAAATTTATGAGGATTGGCTATCTTATAAAGATTTTGCTATGATTCGTGTTGGAGATAACTATGTCACTAATAAAGCAATGATTGGTAGATTGACATCTCGGAATACCGATATTAGCGATGATAAACCTTATGGTACAACATATGGCGGCGGGTCAATGACAACTGGGGCGCCTGTTGGTACTCCAGCTAGTAGCGGTGAGGTTACTATCACGCCTGCTTTTGATGGAGCAACATACGGTCATACGGAATATCCCTATCGTATGGATGGTATTGCACCTCGTTTACTTAAAATAAATATTGGTGATATCTTCACCACAAATACATTAGCAGAAAAAGAAAATGCAGAATATGAAGAAGGAGATATTGTTACTCCTCGAGAAGCTCAGTATGATAGATTCTCTAGTGGAACTTTTAAAGTTCTTGAACTTGCTTCATTGCCAAACGAAAATCCGCCAACAACAATGCTATTTGTTATTGTAAAGAAATATACAATGCCTGATGGTCAACGTGGCTATAAGGTTCAGAGAATTGCTTAATGAAAGGAAGGTGAACGAATATGGCATTAGCAGTAAATGATATTATTAGTTTAGGTAAAGTAGTTGCTAGAGCAGATAGAAAGGCAGCTACAGCGTTCAGCTTCCAGGGTCAGAATTTGACCTATTCTGCTCTGAATGAAACATTTAGAGATGAAATGAAAGAGCTGGCAAAAGATTATTATACTTTCCAAAAGAATAAAGTAACTGTTTATCAGATCATGGCTGAAATCATTGAGGAAGTATTCCCGCAGAAAGTGTTTGAGCAATACGGTCAGTTTGCTGAAGTTAAGACTTTTGCACAGGGTACTAAACCGATCTTCGTTCAGAAGATTACTCAGGCTTCCCGCAGACGCGCAAAACAGTTCATCGGAAAAGTCGGTCTTGCAGGTATCTATGAAGTGTTCAAACTTGATGGTAAGAGCTATGAGGTTACAACAAATGCTATCGGCGGCGCTGCTCAGATTGGCTTCGAGGAGTTCCTTGATGGCCGCGTAGATTTTGCTGACGTACTTGACATTGTTATGGAAGGTATGGATGAGTGTATTTATGTAGAAATTGAGAAGCAGCTGTTTGGTGCTATTGGCAATGTTCAGGCTGCCAATATTGTTTCTACGAATACATTTGACGAAGTTCAGATGGATAGACTTCTTGCTATCGCTGATTCTTATGGCGGAAAGGCAGATATTTATTGTACATTTGAGTTTGCCGCAACGATGGTTCCCGCACAGGGCTGGATTTCGGATAGAATGAGAGACGAGAAATGGAATAATGGTTACTTTGCTAACTATAAGGGTCATAGAGTTATCGTTCTTCCCCAGTCTTTTGAGGATGAGACAAATCAGACTAAGGTTATTGACCCCAGATTTGCTTACATTTTTGCTTCTGGTGTTGAGAAGCCTGTTAAGATTGCTTTCGAGGGTTCAACAATCGTTGATGAATATGTTGGCTATGATCGTTCAAGAGAAGTTCAGGTTTACAAGAAAGTTGGCGTAAGAGCTATCTTCTCTAATGACTTCTGTGTATATGATAACTATAGTTTAACAAGATAATTGTAAAATTATTTAGTGTAGGGAGATTAAAGTCTAATCTCCCTGCACTTTAAAAAGAGATAAAGGAGAAAATTAAATATGGAAGAAATTGTATCAAAAAAGAAAGTAGTTCCTGTTCGCAATAGAAATAAAGGTACGACTTGTTACACTCTTGAAGATGGAATGAAGAGAGTATTTGCGCCAGGTCAGACAAGAAATATTGATATTGATGAACTTAAAGAATTGTCAATGTCTCCAGGCGGTGAGTATGCTTTAAAGAATTTTTTTATTGTTAAAGATAAAACTGCTCTTGAGGCATTGGAAATTGAAACAGAACCAGAGTATTTTTATACAGAAGCTGAAATTAAGAAGCTCTTAACAACAGGCTCTTTAGACCAGCTTGAGGACTGTTTGAATTTTGCGCCAGATGGTGTAATTGAGATTGTTAAAAGCATGAGTGTTGAAATGGAATTGCCTGACACAAGAAAGAGAGAGCTTATTACTAAAAAGACAGGTTTTAATATTGAAAATGCTATTAATGTTAATAGGATTTTAAATGAAGAGACTGACGATTCGAGTGAGAAAAACCAAAAGCCCGAAAGAAAGGCAAAGGCGATAGAGACCGCCGATTCCGCTCCGAGTAGAAAGGCAGAACCTGTAACTACGTCAAAGTATAAGATAGTTAAGAAATGATTAAAGAGGAGGATTTCTATGGCAGATGTTACATCTTTCTCTGACATATATAAAATATTCTTCTCAAAGATAACAGATGATATGTATATGGAACTGGATAGACAAGACACAGAAAAACTTGTTGATGAACTTTTTGTCAGCGCATTGCATTGGTTTGAGTTTCCACGTGTCGATATTCATGACTATTCTAGCGAGGGATACAATATCGAATTGTCCAAAGAAGAACAAAATATTATAGCTCATTATATGATTGTTGAATGGCTTGGTCAGCAATTAGCAAGTGTTGAGCTTACGCGGCAAAAATATAGCGGTGAAGACTTCAAATTCACGTCTCAAGCCGCTCATATGCAACGACTTCAAGCAATGAAAAAAGACTGGGAAAGACTTGGTTTTCATTTGCAGCGTCTTTATAAGCGTAGAGAAAAAACTGAAGATGGAGAAGTTGTTCCTACAATGTCGCATTTAATGGAAAGTTATGGTTCTGAAACCAAACCTTTTAGTCGAAGATATCGCGGTTAAGAAATATCTTGTTCGACTAACAAATCAAATTTATAAGTTATTACCAAGCCGAGAAGAGGGTGCTGATTGGCAATGGCTGCTCTCAATAATAATAGAAGAAATAATGGGAATGAAAGAAATCTTTATTAATCATCAGGACAAATTACTTTCTGTATTGTGTAAATTAGAAGGTATGCGTTCTCTAAATGACGAACAAGATTTTGCGTTATATCGTAGAACAGTTTTTGAATGTTTGAGTTTAATAAATGAGGTGGCTGCAGATGTCAACTGAAAACATGAATATGCGGTTGCAATGGATGGGCGGCGCTAGGCAACAGGATCGAATGAATGAAGATAAACTTCGAACCTTAAAAAAAGCATTGCTATATTCTTATCAAGCTATTACACTTGAGACAGAGGAAGGAAAGCAATTTAGGGCATTATTAAATCCAGATAAATTAAAAAATGACTATGACCAAAAGACACTTTCAATCCCGTTTAAAGATATATGTTTAAATGAGGAACGTGCTGGCACTACAACTGAAGGTATACAACCGACTGGTATTTCTACAGGTCAAGTTTTCCGCAACATAGATAATGATACCTATTGGTTGATTTATTTGCGGGCATTAGAAGAAACAGCTTATTTCCGCGCAGAAGTAAGACGTTGCAAAGAAGAAGTTGAAATTAATGGACATAAATATAAAGTTTATGTAAGAGGTCCTGTGGAAACAGATATCCGATGGAATCAAAAGAAGAAAATAACTTGGAATGATCTCAATTACAGCTTGGTAATGTATATTACTGAGAATGAAGAAACACGAGAATTTTTTCATAGGTTTTCTAAAATTAAAGTTAGAGGCAAACCATATGAATGTCAAGTTCAAGACTCATTCGCCGCAGACGATATAATTGAGGTTGTTCTATTGGAAACTTATGATAATCCATTGGAAGATCAGGAAGGGATTCCCGCAGTTGAAGAAATTGTTCCCGCGGAAGGTGAGCCACAAATTAAAGGTGATAGCTATGTGGGGCCGTACTCAATTAATGAATATGAAATAATTAATATGGAGCTTGGCGGCACGTGGAGTAAAGATTCTGCAAATGTAAAATTTGTTACAGGTGGTAATGGAAAAGTTAATATAGAAATATTAACTGGAAAACCATTCAAATTTAATTTGTCATATACTGTGAATGAACAAACGGTTACAAAGCAAATAATTGTAGAATCTTTTTAAAGGAGTTGAAGGATAAATGATCGATTTAACGACCAAATGTCAATCATCTTTTCTCTCCTGCGAAAAAGATATGGAAGAAATTCTTTATAAATTATTTATTAAAAGTAGACAATATAGTGAAAATCTAAAAAGATTATTAATAATTCCTAATAAAGACTGCTTATCTAATAAAGAGAATGAAGAATATAAAAAATTATTAAATCAAGCAGATTTAAATTATCTTCGTAAAAATGGGTATATAAAACTTGAACCTAAGATAAAAATGCCTGAGCATGAAGATAAAAAATCATATATTATTATATCATTCGATAATTTTATGCAAAGTGGAAATCCAGAATTTAGGGACTGTGTTGTTACTTTTGATGTTATATGTCATATTGACACTTGGGATATAGGAAGCTATCAGTTAAGACCATTAAAAATATGTGGTTACATAGATGGTCTTTTAAATAAAACACGACTGTCAGGAATAGGAACTTTTCAATTTTTAAGTTGCAATGAACTAATATTGAATCAAGATTTGGCGGGATATACGCTGATGTATAGCGCAGTTCATGGTTCTGATGATTTAATTGAAAGAGATGGTCCGATTCCAGAAAGGGTTTATAAATGATTGATCCTTTTATTTTAAATTCAAAGATAGATATTCCTTTTAAAGGAGCAAGAGTAGCTGTGCATCAGCCTTCTTTAGAAGAAATAGCTTATATAGGCGGTCAAGATGTTTTATTTCCAGGGTGTGAATTGTTAAGAATTTCTAAAAATATCTTAATTGAGGATGACAAAATTGATTTAGACGGTATAGAAAATTTTGATATATTAATGCAAATCATATCTATGCCTTCGCCCGAAATAAAAAAACCGTTTGAAAACGCTCAGCTTGTTTTACAAATTCTTTTCCCACAATATGAGATAGAATGGCATCCCCCTATGGAAATTTTTCTCAAAAAAGATGGTCAGGGATTCTCTATTAATAGAGTTAATTATGAAGAACTAAGGCAAATTATTGCTGAAATGTTTTGCTTGATTAAAGATCAGGGAGAAAGTAATGATTATAATCCCGCAGGAGAATTAAGCCGTCGCATTGCGGAGAAATTAAAACAGAGGCATAAAAAATTAGCACAGTTACATGGAGGGAGCGAGACAAGTTCCATTTTTGATCGCTATCTTTCTATTCTTTCTGTTGGTTTACAAAAGAATAAAAAAGACCTTTTGCAATATTCGGTTTATCAATTGTTTGATGAATTTGAAAGATATCAAGCAAAAGTTGCCTATGATATTTATGTACAGGCTAAAATGGCGGGAGCGGAAGGCATAGAAGATGTTGATAATTGGATGAAAGATTTACATCAATCATCCGAGAGTAATGAAGAATACATATAAGGAGGATACATATATGAAATTTGGTATAAGAGAATGTACTAATGTTGTATTCAGATCTACTGATAACAGACAAATTGGTAGTCGATTCTTTAGAAAAGGCCAGCCTGTTCTTTTGATTGATTCGGCAAAGACCTCTACTCTTGAGGGCGCCGCGACTACGTCTTATGCAACCGGTGGACGCGGTAATACCCGCCTCATCAGTTGGGAAGGAGAAGAAATAACCTATTGACGTTTTGTTTCCTTCTTAAAAAAAATTCCTTGAATTGCGGGAACAACCTTAGAGCTTCAAATACTAACTTTTCATAGTGATATAGAAAAGGGCTTAATTAACTATTAAGGTATAGTAAAAAGTTTGAAGATTGGTCAATCCGCAGGTAAATTAATTATTAAACACTTGAAAAAGGAGGCTGGTTTTATGACTCCAAGTGAAATTCAGCCAAAAATGAAATTTGGGCATTGGGAAGTAATCAAATTTCATCATACAAATGAACACAGAATTAAATATTTTTTATGTAAATGCGATGTTTGTGGAAAAGAAAAGCCCGTTAGAGGGACAGCTTTAATTCAAGGTACTTCTACTGCTTGTTCTAAGCAATGTAATAATGATATTTCTAATATGACTTTTGGAAAATGGACTGTTTTGAGGCCAGATAAAAGTAGACCTCGATATTATGTGTGCAAGTGTAATTGTGGAACAATTAAAAGTGTTTTTTCAGGGTCATTAAAAAGTGGCACTTCAAAAAGCTGTGGCTGTTACAAAACACAACAATTAAAAGAAAAAAACAATAAAAATGCAAATTCTCATATTGGGGAAAAGTATGGAAAATTAACAGTTTTAGATTGTTATAAAAATGAAAAAGATGGAGCTTATTGGTATAAATGTAAATGCGATTGTGGGGCATTTAAAGATGTATCTGGAAAACGATTATTTAATGGAATGTGTGTTTCTTGTGGGTGTTTAGATTCAAAAGCTAATATGCTAATGGATCAGTTATTAACTTCTAAAAACATTCCTTTTAAAAGAGAGTATACATTTCCAGATTTAAAAGACGTTAAATTGTTGAGATTCGACTTTGCTTTGTTTAATATGGAGCAAGAATTAATTGGTTTAATTGAACTAAATGGTACTTTGCATTATTCTGCAAGTGGAACAGGATGGGATACTCCAGAACGATTAATCCGTCAACAAAAACATGATTACATGAAACGTCTATACTGCGAGGAAAATCGTATTCCTTTTTTAGTAATTCCTTATCAATTTTTTAATGATTTAGAAACTTTTTTGTGTTCATCAGATTTTTGGCAAATTGTAATTAAGAACTTCAACGACTAAGTGCTCTTATTAAGAGAGACAGTGAGGAACATAGTATTACTATGAAGATATAGTCTGAACAATACAAGAAATTGTATGATAACACAATTGAAAACGTTAACTTTTACTGTTGAAGATGCACTTCTATCACCAATTGGTTTTTCAATTTTATCTGGTGCGAATTTATTTGATTATGATGATCAACCCGTTCATGTAAATAGAGTTATTCGTACTGGTGTACAGGGTAGTGGAAGTTATACTACGCAAAGTTATGATAAGTTATATCAAAAAACAGAGGTGCAGGGTGTGTGGAATTATGTGGACAATACTACATCTGGTTCTGGAAGTCAAATAGATGAACAAGAGATAGCGGCAGTAGTAGCATATTACGGAGACAATGCGCGTTTATGGGCTTCTTCTGAAAATGCCCCCGGCGCAGCAGAGGCGGCAGCACCAAACTCTCCTTTGTACTATTATACTTTGTCAGAATCACGAACAACAGCTACTGGATGCACTATTGATTTATCAGACCAGTTGTCTACTCCTATCTGCTCTACCGCTCCTATTTTCGTTAGTATTATAAGAGAAGATAGTGTTACTGGTGATTTCTTGGCTGTTACTAGTGTCTCTGATAGAACTATTGTCACAGAGAATACTATTTACCGCTATAACGATCAGGGTATGAAGGTATCCACTGGAGAGACAATTACAACTGATAATGCTTATAAATATGTTGTTCTTGTTGACTGCTATACTAAAGAGAGCAATGAAGCAAAAGCAATGGAATTACAGATTGATGCAGAAAACTTTGCTGGGTATTTCTATGTAGAAGCAGATACTTTAGTAAGACGCCAGTCAGATGGTAGAGATTTACCTGCAATTTTAACAATTCCGCTTGTTAAAATTCAATCTAATTTTACTATTACAATGGCTTCAAGTGGTGATCCAAGTACATTTACATTTACGATGGATGCAATGCCTGGATATACATACTTTAATAATAAGAAAAAGGTACTGTGTACATTCCAGGTTATTGATGAGATTACTGGTACAACTACAATTAGAGATGCTGTAATGAGAGAAAATAAAGATGGTAGTAACCAAACTTATGTTCATAAAGGATTTTATCCGAATCCTTCAACAGGCACATACAAGCCTCAGATTGATGATTATCGCGGCGAAAATTAAAAAAATGGAGGTGGCGGCCAATAGGCTGCCGCCTTTTTTATACGGGGGTGAATAAATGAGTGCAATAGGTGATTATGTACATTTAACTTATGCGGGGTATCAAGATCCAGCATCCGCCCAACAAAGACCAGAAGCTTTTCCTCGCGATTATACTAATTTAGAAATACGAGAAGATGCAGCGATAGATGTTTTTCAAAAACAAAGAAACCGAATGCAAGAACTCGTTGCAGCAAGAGGAAATAGAGCTACTGCAAAAAAGATACAAGATAAAATTAGAACTTTTCAGGGTGCAATGGGAGACAATACTGCCGCACAAAAAAAATTTTATAATCAGTTCATTAAAGCTCTTGAACAAAGATTAAATGTTGTATTTGATGAGCTGTTGCAAGCCTCTCCTACCACGGATAGTGCAGTTAATACAGCAGAAGTAGTTAGTATTAAGAAAGCATTAAGAAACATACGAGATGCTACTCGAAGAAAAACAAAAAGTGGCTCTGCAGCAGGTGTTTCTTTTAAAAGTACTTTAGTACCTTTGCAAAGTGCATTGGAAAAATTAGGCGCCAGTATTCAAAATGGAACAATAAATACAGATAGCGTAGATGAAGTTCAAGATTTGTGGACGAAATTGCAAAGTGAGGTTTTAAGCTATAAAAATGAAATAAATAGAATAAGCCAAGCGGCAGGACATCCAGATATTTTCTTGGTTACAAACAATACTGCAAAATCAAATAAAGCCAATGGAGAAATGGTGATTTCAATTACTGGCGGGAAAGACGTAAGCCTTAACTTAGTTGCTTTTGCTCAATTGGTGGCGGAAGTCATTGATGCGCTCTCTCCTAATTTAAAGAAAGCTAAAGGTGACGCGGCGGAGCTGGTTGTGGCGGCCGCATCCGCGGTTTCTGCGGGCAAAGCAATAAGTACGGTTGATGAAGCGATGAAGGCAGCCGCCGAATACCACAAAGGCAATCAATCAGGTAGAATAGCTTATGTTCCTGGTGAAACTTCAGAAGATGTAATGAGAGAATTAAGCAATAGTCACTGGAAGTTAGATGAAAGAAGTGGTGTCATTGTTGCAAACCTCGCAACACAAAATAAAGAAGATGTCACTTTCTATGTTGATGAGCAACCTTTTGCAGTGAGCGTTAAAAATTATAATTATTATATGGCAAAATTTAGAGGCTTTGGTGGCGTAAGTGGTTCACCATTTTTGTTTTTAGCTCAAGAATTGGCTACTCAAAATGAAAATGATATGTTTATTAATCATTGGATTAACTCAACAATTTATCACGCTTCCGCCGCAGGAGAAACTGACAATGCTGTACAAGGCTCGCCTGTCGCAATTAAAGAAGCTCATGCTGTAATGAGATATAGTTTGGTAATATTAGGTGCTCTTGGCGGAGTCCGAAAAGTATCTGATGGAACTCTTGGCAACACTTCAATGGTCGATTATTTGGTATGGAACGATTCTACTGGTACGACCGGAGACGGTATGCACGTTTTTGCTTTTAGCACTGTTTTGAACAATATTTATGATAGAATAGTAGAAAGCCCGAAAAAATGGGTAGGCGGCTATGATGATAAATTTAATATCGATGCATGGTCGGCTGGAAAAATGTTGAGTGAAGTTCAAGCAAGCGGTTCATATAAAACTCCTATGCAAATTAAAAGACGTATTTCAAAAATTTTAGCTTATATGCACGCTGCGAAGATTACAACGCATTTCTTCCTTGATGACCAGACTTTTACAGAATTAGCAATAAAAAATATTTGACATTTATAAAAATTTTTGATATACTATATATAAAGGGTAAATTAAAAATAAAAAGAGAAAAAGGAGTTAAAAATATATGGAAGAAACAAAAATAGAATCTTTATATCCTCATTTTAAAGACTTAGGTATAAAGGAAAATAAATCATTTAAGGTAATTAGTTTTAAGGGGAAGGAACTAAAGATAGCAGAATATCTTTCTATTGATGAAAAGATAGATTTAATAGACATAGCTCTTCAGAAAGCTTTTATAAATGGGAAATTAAGTCCACTTCAACTTAAAAAGTACTATGAACTTGGTTTGGTGTATATGTATTCCGATATTATATTTGATGAAGATGATAGGGCGGATGAAGCAACTTTATATGACGCTCTTCGCTCTAGTGGTCTAATGGATGCTATTATTAAAGCAATCCCCTCAAAAGAAATACAAGT